GCAACGCCGTCCAGTCCTAATATATCTTTAGGACTTATCATTTGGTCTATAGCTTCTTTCACAGTGTAGTCGGAAGATAACGCACCTGTTAGCATGTACTGAGGAATAGTAAGTACGTCTATTAAATCCATAACCTTTCCACCCGAGAAGATCTTTTCAGGTACAGGAGCAAGTGCTGGAGTAGATTTTAAATCTTTTAAGTAATCATATTTCCCTACAGTTGTTGGTGCAGTTGTTACTGCTGAGGCTATAGGCGCAGTCGTTACTCCCGCAGATTTTATATTTTTTAGGTAGTCATATTTTGCCATTCTGTTTCATGTTATTAAAGTCCAAATAAACCTTTAAGGTAATCACTCGTTACCTCTAGCCCCTTCGCAAAGCCGGCGCTTCCTGTTTTTGCGGCCGTGGCAGCAGGAGATTCTCCAAGTGCCTGCGTAACACCAACCCCTTGGTAATAAGCTGGAGACTCAAGCGGAGTCAACTCATACATGGCTTGTGCAATTGCATTCTTCTCAGCTGCCGTGAAACCACCTGCCGTAAGTGATTGAGAAAGTTCTCCTCCTGATTGCATACTGTTATATAAAGAGCCAACAGTTTCCCCGTTAGCCAGCATGGCTTGTGCAGCAGCGACTATAGGATCTATTGTTTCTCCTGCCACGCCTATTTCACCAACTGTTCCTCCGGCTGTTCCTCCATATCCTCCACCAGATGTTCCACCATAATTTGATAGCACTGGAGCATTCAAAGCTTCTATAGCCCACTTCTGTGCTGCGTTAAGCCTTCCTAGGTCTAGTGTTTCTGACGTCCCTGTCTTGAAATCAATCACGTTAGCGTATGTGTTTCCCATTTCGTCATTGAAATATTCAACCCGTAAGTCTGGTTGTTGTAGTTGCGTATATATCTCTGCTGTCTTAGCGTCTGCCAAAGCTGTATTAGACTTAATCTTCTCTCCTTCCAAGGTAGTTACTGTCTCCCCCGTGAGCGGATCTATTGTCAAACCTTGAGCCGCTAAGCCATCCAGTATCAGTTGCAACTGCTTTTCTTGTGCTTCAGCTGCCATAGTTGCCTGTATTCCTAGTAGCTCTTCTTCAGCTAATACCATCTGTGTCTGTAGCTGTTGTCTTGTAGCACTTAAAGAAGACATCCTACTTTTCAAACCATCTAGTACCTCATCAGGTTCTCCTCTTAACTGCGCTTCGATTAACCTTAATTGCATACCTTGTTCTGCTGCTAAGGCTTGCTCTGCTTTAGCTGCTTGTTGAGATAAGTCCACTTGTTTCTGTGCTGCTCTACTTCCTCTTACTGAACCTGCTGCTGCTGAACCAAACGCTGCTGATTCTTGAGCCCTTAGCAATCCTTGCTCTAGCTCCTCATATCTAGGAGCATACATATCTGCCAATGAAGCTTGCTGTATAGCTAGCTCTGCCTGTATCTCTGCTTCTCTTCTTTCTGTTTCCCCTGCTATCTCACCTGATAAAAATGATTCAGTCTCTCCCAGTGTAGCCAGCTGTTGTTCTAATGCGAGAGCGTAAGCGTCTGGATCCACTGAAGGAACCATACTTTCTATGAACGCGTTTATATCAAAAGGTGCTGCTGGAGTTACTGGAGTTGCTGCTGCTGGAGTTGCAGATGGAAAACCTAAAGGAGTTACTCCTGTAGGTCCTACTGAAAACTGTTCTCCTGATGGACCTGTTATTGTTTGTGTTGGTCCACTGAGTCCAGGTTGCGGAGTCGGTAATGGTAATGCACCTGGTCCTGCCGGTGTTGTTGCTACTGATGGAGCACCATAGAATTCTGCAAACTGTGAAGTTACCTGGTTTGTATCTGGAGTAAAGGCAGCTATGTTCACATCTTCTATAGTGGTCGGCAGTGGTTGATCTTCTATTAATGCCATATTATATGTTGTTAAGTTATTTATAAAGCTACACTAACGGCTACAGGCCCTAGGTGAAGGTAGTCTGTACCAGAACCATTATCATCTAATCCTGCCCCAAAAAACACAATGTTAGTGTTACTCACTAAAGGTAGGTTTGTTGTGTGGGTTCCAACTAACACTCCATTAAGATAAAACTTAGTATCTACTCCTGGAGTATGTTCTATTCTATAATTCTGCAACTCGTCTATAGGGGGTGGACCTACCAAAGCGGTTGTCGTATTTGATACATCATCTGCGGTAACTATAGATAAAGTAGTTCCCACATCCCAGAAGAAATAACATCCCGCTTGATTCGGGTCGGCCCTGTTAAACCCAGTAGCATTATGCCCACTTATTCCATAACTACTATCTCCTCCTAATAGAGCTGCACACATCCACCAGTCAACCGTTAGTTTAGTAAATGTAGCATCCCATGGCATGTTGGTACTAGATAGAGTTCTGTCCGTCGTTGGGGCTATTGGAGTTGATATAGCTCCTTGAGTACTCGTTGAGCTTATAAAATACATTGCGGCACCAGCGGTGGCTGCTGACAGAGCTGTTTGATACCATCCATCCCAAGTTAATTGATAATTAAAACTCTTGGGTGTGTTAGCCCCCACACCTACAAAGTCTGGTGGAGTTGCTGGAGACCAAGCTATACCTCCAGGTGCTGTTGAGTCTGCTACTAAAGCTGATCCATCTGCACCTACTGTTAATTCTGCTTTTGTTGTTGCATCGCTAGCTGTAGCAAGTGAACCTTTAGCAGTTAATCCTAAAGTGTTCGCATCTACCAAGGCTCCGTTTATATTTCCACTAGCTGCTAAAACAACTAGGCTTCCTGCGTCTGCTGTTGGATCTAAAACTGCTGCCGTAGCAGCTGCAGTAGAACCTGCATCACAATCCATATAAGCTGCACCTGCTCCTGATATATCTGTACCTGCTGGTACTGCTATCGTTGAAGTAACTGTCACTGCTGAAGCAACTGTTGTCAGAGCTGAAGTTATTATAAACTCTGTTCCACTCCAAGTACATGTTTCATTTGAACCTGTTACTGTTCTTATACCTGCTTGTATTACTGCAGCTACCTCAGCCATGCTAGTTACTGCTGGCGTTTGGAAGTTCAAGCCTGTCATCTCTCTAATTACACCATCTATAGTTATACTGAATGCACCATCGCTTACTGAATCCCATATCGCTACTACTACCTCTGGAGCGTTCCCTCCTGTTAAGAAAGCTGGTGTATAAATTTCATGGTCTGATACTCCTGCTCCAGTTGGATCAAGACCAATTTCTAATGTTTCGTTTCCTCCTGGATTTAAAATAGTTACAGCACCTCCAGTACCGGCAACTATCTTAGTAGCTAAATAACTACTAGTTGTATCTGCAGCTGAAACTTTAGCCTTATCATCTACTCCTGCCGCAGCAGCTAATGTAGATAATGAAACCTCAGCTTGATTGTCATCCGTAAACAACATGTCTCCTGTACCAACATCTAATCTAAATCTAAAGTTAGAACCTGATACGTCTAAGTCCCAGGTTGTTGTGGGATTACCACCATCGTTATCTAACTTACTATCTATAGCGTCTGCGTAATCTTTAAATATATTAAATGGATTTGTTATTACTATTGTAGATCCAGCACTATGCGCGTTCGCTGTACTAGGTCCACCATCGTAATCGGGCTTTCCTCTTTCAACTGTTAATGTTGAGCCTACGACAGCCGTAATAAAAACTACCTCCCTAAAGTTATTCTTGGGATCAAGTACTGCAGGAATCTTTTTCCCTACTGGAACCGTAAAGCTTGGAGCAACATCTACTATGATAGTAGTTGTTATAGCATCAAGCGAAGCTGTTAGAACAGTCTTATAAGCATTCTCTAAGGGGACTATTGTTGTGTTTGTCATATCTGGTTGGGGTTACGTTACAATGTAATCTGTTGGAAATATAGTGTCGTCCATAGCTTCTACTGGGAAGGCTAGTTTCGTCATCTTCATACTAGAATTTAAACTCGTTGTTTCAATTTGTATAGTCATACGAAGCCCGTACTTCTGGAAACTACGGCGACTTGTAAATATATAAAAGTCTAGGCCGTCTGTGGCTACTGGGCCTCCTCCCAAAGGATCTATCCCCAAGTCCTCTTCACCTAGAGGGAATGGATCTGAGTCATCTCCTACAGCGTAGGGCGCACCAGTAAACGTCTTTGAAGTCTCTACCCCATCAATGTCCACCTTGAATGTAACTACCTCGTTAGTTGTTATAAAGCCAGTTAAGTTACATCCTCTAAATACTTTATATGCTTGAGGAACATCAAAGTCAAAAGTCTTTGTTCTCATAATGGTTCCTATCTCTAATCCGTTATCTGAATATTGATCTTCTCTTTCCATCTCTACCACCTGTCCACCAAACGAATTAGCTACCAGTAATCTTTCTACACCGTTAGCGTCTTGATATATAGTAAAGTCATTGGCTGTAATATTGGTATACTCTGTCCAAGCAAACTTGTATTGCCCAGGTATTGAAACTAAAGTGTTTAATAAAAACATCTTGTCTGGTCTACTTACCTCACCAGAATCTACGCTCATAAAAACATTGTTAGTACGGGGAAAATAAACAGCTGCTACTGAAGTCTTATCTTCTATCGCCTTAACATCTTTCTCAATGTTCTCAGACCAAGCATAAGCTCTATAAGAACCTGTGGTTCCTTGTCTTTGCGATAAAGAATAAACTCCATTAGTGCTCATGAATAACATGTTGTTCTCCACACTAACCATACTTCTATGAGATGTAACATCTCCTTCAAAATCTAAAGCTTCTATTGTTGGGGTAGTTGTAAAGACGTTCAATAGATAAATCCCCTGAGTCTTCCCTACAACAACTAAAGCCCCTAGTGGTCTAAGCCCTGTGATGATTCCTTCATCCTGGTTAACAGGTTCATCGTTTGAAAACCCATCTCCATTTATCGATCCAGGATTAGCTGCGGTATAAAACACCGTACTAGGATCAGTAGAAATACCAGCTGCATATGCCACATCATTCTGCACTACCATGTATTTAGGTTTTATTATCGCTGGATATTCAGTAACTGTAGTCCCATCGTAACTAGTAAAGTCATCTGTACCATTACACCAATAAACAACATTCTTATATGTGATAAAGCTAAAATCTAAACCATCTGTTAATCCAGACTGAATACTATTCCATGTACTTGTTCCTTCATCATATAGGTAAACATCTGTGCCTGCCGTACATAGCAAGATCCTTACTCCAGTAGTGAATGTTGTAAAGTAAATACTATGAATTCCATCTACACCTGGTATCTCTGCACCAAAGTTTAAAAGGCCAGGTCTAACTCCTAGCATTCCTTGATAGTCATAGGAAACATTCCTAGCTATAGCCAGCTCATTATCCCGGATAGTTTCTTCCTCTCCGGTATTCAGTCCTCCTGTAAAGTTGCTGATGTTAATCGTGGACATTATTTAGAATTATTAGATGGCAATGTTGGCATAATATATGTAAGTCTTTCGTCTTGTATATGTAGCATATCTGCTACCGCTTTCTTACTCCAAAGATCCCATTCATTTAAAGCGTCTTGTGCATAAGTCTTATTACTTCCTCCTGGTTTACTAGCGAACGCTCTATATCTTATATAGTGTCCCAAGATAAAGTGCCATTCAGCTGGGAAGATTGGCGTATCTACTCCTGTTAATTCCGTAGGGTATTTAACATATTTAAACGCCAGACTATAAGTAGCTACTGCTGTTGCGTTTGGTAATGGCCATACATAAAGCTCTCCATCTTCTATATATGCGTAGCTTGGCCCAATCCCTGTAGCGTCCATATCCCTTGTCTTTTGAAAGTCAGTTAGCGTATTAGTTACCATAGGAATAACTGAAGAGTTGGCTGTAACTGGCATTGTGTTATCAATAACCTTAACCCATAACAGTCTTCTGAAGTCAGCAGGTAATGCGTAGTTAGCCTGACCTAGTACTAACGGGGTAACTGTTCCATCTTTAAACTCATACTTCCAGTTTGCTTTAGCGTAAATAAATGAAGCCCCCTCATTTAAATATCTAAGTAGTTGTGCGTCCGTCCAGATCTCTTGCCCTGGATCAATAGCCATATCTGTTCTAGCATTGTCTATAATTTGTTGTGCTGTCATAACTAATTTTTATTAGTAAATTTAGATTCTATAAGTTTCTTTATCCATTTAATATCGTTTTGTATTTGTATGATCAGCGGTTTTAACTCAAGCACGTTATGCACCTCCTGTTTAACTTCCTTAACCTCGTTATCTAAATGGTTAACCTTTCCTTCCATTCTTACCAGCCAAACAACAACCGTGATTATACCAATTATTGTGGGCAAATATTCTGATATGTACTCCATGGGTTGTTTTAAGTTAGAAAATAAACCCTACCATAACTCCAGCTCCGTCTACTGAAACGGCTAACGAATCAATCGAATCATTAGCAGGATTTAAATATCCCCCGTCATTAATAAACGCTATTTCAAATGTCTGTACTACTAAGTTAGTTACTGTTACAGCTGCTATTCCTCCTGCAACTTCTACGACTCTGTTCGCCCCAGGTGCACCCGTACCAGAGATATTAGTACCCACAGTTACTCCTGAGATCTGTCCAGCTAAAGTAGGCGTAAGTGTTATCTGTGTAGTGCTGTCCGTTGTGATTAAGTTATTGTATGTGTCTTGTACTTGTACGGAAACTGTAGTGCTACCTCCAACAACAAAGTTAGAACCTGCTCCAGTTAAACTAACCTTAGCAGCTGCCGCTACAGAAACTATGATTGAATCATTTGCTGGATTACTCAAACCTCCGTTATTAGAGAATACAACCTCGAACGTTTCCGCCACTGTATCCTCTAAAGTTATTTGAGCTATACCTGCCGCTACTTGAACAGTTCTTGGATCACCAGGAAGTCCAGTACCAGCAACATTAGTCCCTACTGCTACTGCGGTTACAGCTCCACTTAATGTAGGAGAGTATGTAACCTGAGTAGTATTATCTGTAGTAACTGTGTTTCCAAATGCATCTTTAATCTCTACTTGTTGAGCACTACTTGCTCCCGCAACAAAGTCAAAAGCCGGTCCTGTCAACGCTACTGCAGACGCTGCCGCTGGACTAATAGTAAAGTTAGGCGAAGTATCGGTAGTTAACCCTGTAGAATCAACATCTAGCGTAAAGCTTCCTGCCTCGTTTATATTAATACTGTTGAATGTAGCAATACCAGCTACTGCCGCTACTGTTGTTGTACCATTTAAAGTACCTACTCCTGTGTTAATAGATAACACAACATTCACTGTTGAAGTAACAACATTATTGTAAGCGTCCTGAATTGCCGCTGTAATAGTTGGTGAGAAATTAACACCTGCTACTGCTGATGTTGGATCTTGCGTGAACACAACCTTTGTTGCTGTCCCTGCACTTGTAGTTATCGAATCGTTCGCTGGATTAGCTAAAGCTGCATCGTTTGTCATCGCTATTTCAAAAGTCTCTATTGTTACGTTTTCAATTGTAACTTCCGCTACACCTCCAGCTACCTGTACAACTCTTGGATTACCTACTGCACCTGTACCTGATATGTTGGTTCCAGTTACCACACCAGTTATTTGCCCCTGTGATGTAGGAGTAAATGTTATTTGAGTTGTATTGTCTGATGCGTCAAGAACTCCACCTCCATCTTGAACCTGAACTTGTAATGTAGTAGAAGCCCCTGCTGTAAAATCAACTCCCGCAGAAGTTATTACAACCTGAGTAGGAGTAACAGATCCTGCAGCAACATCCCAAAGCTGGATATTGAATGACGAACTACTACCACCATTATTATCTGTTGCACTTGAAGATATAATAGTATCGGAATCTAAAAGACCCAATGTCGCCTGATCACCATTCTCAGCTATTAATAATATATTTTGTGGAAGCGTAATGTTATAGGTCGCAGCGTCCATTTCAAGAACCCCAAGAGAACTCTTGCTGTTGAAAACTACATAATTTGATGCACTTGTATTCCCCCATATTAATGCAACATGGTTGTCATCTACCTTAACTAAACGGCTTTTAAACTCGCTTAACCACATTGACTCAAATTCAAATGCTGCAGCAGATGCTACTGATACTGCCCATGTTCCTGTATTTATCGCCAGAGTTTCTGCCCATCCATCAAAGCTAAGATCACTATATGTTACTACGGCATGTGTTGCATCAACACTTTGTACATTTGGTATGATACCTACAAAACCAAAGTCAAATTCAGCTCCTTCAAAAACTGGCTCAAAAGATCCGTTCACTCCAACTACTCTAGCGAGTAAATTAGTATCTTTATATACACACAACCATTTGTCGGTATACCCCTCAATTGGAGTCATGTCGTATCCATTGGCAGTACCCATTCCTGTTAAGTCAGAACCTACTTGTGCAACTACATATGTTGCCTTATCAATACTAACTACACTTACTGCACTAGTAGTTCCTGTAGAATATCTATTAACAATTACATACCAATAACTAGCATCTTCTCCGGCTATGTACATCCTCACACCATTGGTTGTGTCATTACCTCCTGAGGTTAATGATGTGAGAGCTGCTGACCAGCTCCCAATATAGTTAGCGTCAACCTCTGCGACTCTAAAGTTATATTGAGCCTCTGAAAGTAGCATGTGCGTACTATCGAGTTTAACACCAGTCACACTATTGTAATAAGCTGTATTAAAGCTGTCGTCTAAAATCTTTATTTGTCCAGCTGCGTCTACTTCGTACGTTATAAATGGATAGGTTGATGTTGAACCTAACACAACAAAATGCGTAGAATCTAAAGCGACAATATCTGGATAGTTTTGTCCTGTACTTGCGGTCCCAGTTGTTCCACTAGCCACTGGCCCTATTAAACCAGCTGTTGTTGGCGAATCGGTATTGAAAACAGAACGTATACGCGGGAAACCGCCGTTTACGTCTCTGTAACATTGAACAATAATATCTCCTCCATTCATCTCTGCCACTTGCCCCATTGGTGAATACCTCACGTATTGACCGCTTGTCCATGTATTGAAAGCATTTGAAAGTATTGTAATGATACCGTTGACTGCATCAAAACCTATCTTGTACATTGATTGCCCTTTATATTGCCTTACGGTACAGCTAAAATATCCTTCTGCTACAGTAAGGTCAGGCTGTGTTAAATAAGACGCACTCATATAAATAGATTCTTGTCCTCCCAACAACTGTAAGGCCCCAACTGTAATCACCCAGGTACTAGTATTAATATCTACAACCCTGTAGCAGGTTACAGTAGCTGAACCCCCCAGGGGGGGTATTGTGTTGTAAAAAACAACCACCTTTGTGGCCGATACTTTAAAAGTCCAAGTAAGCGAATCAATATAAAAACTCGTAATATAAGAATTAGCTGGGGCTCCTAAACCTAAGTCAGTTTCTGCAGTTGCTGTAGTTACAGCCCAAGTACCCAGGTTAACTTCGACGATCATGAAAAATCCACTAGCTGTCGCCGCAGCATTTCTATAAGTATAACTTATTGAATAATGTGTAGCGTCAATCTGTACCACATGGCCCTGTGCAACTCCCGGAGTGGTAGCTACAGTTAAAGGCGTACCAACCGTAGTCACTGCGTAAGTTCCAGCGTTAACTTCTATAACCTGAGACATTAAAGCTGACCCAGTAGTATAAACAACTAAGTAATGCGTAGCATCAATCTTTTCCATATTTACAAAAAACCCACCACCAGCACCCCCACCAGCAATCCCAAGATCGGTAACTGTATTGCCCACAAGTGTATGTGTTGCTGGATCCCATTCAGAAATTACCGCATTTATATTTCCACCAGTCACGTCTTGAAAGACTGACAATACATGCGTCGAGTCAAACAACACACTATCTGTAAGTGTAATCCCGCTATTCGTAGGAGCAACTCCTGTAACAGTATTTGCAGTCCGTGCACCTATAGCTCCAGTTGTAACATCCACTGAGTAATCTATTGTAGCAAACGTAGTGCTGCTAGGACAGACCAGCTGCAAAATCCATCCTGGTTCTATCTCAATTGGAACCCCCAGATGTCTATTCGCAGAACCACTGGCGGTTGTAGCGGAAGCGGCTGTACTAAATATTTTATTCGCCATGTTTTATTTTATTTAAGAAACGTCTACCAATCCTGATCCGTTATATCTCGCACCGTCATAATAGAAGAATGCTATATTTACGTCGCCTGCGTTAGTTGTCCATACTGGTTCCGTAGCGTTTTGCCATAAAACAGTAGCAGGCCAAGTAACTGCATGTCCTGCAGCTGGATCTTGTTGAAACAAGAGAGTTAAGTGACAAGCTCCTGGTGGAGCAGTAAAAGTAAAAGTAGCATTATTATCTAACTCAATGCTTTGTGAACTTCCGTTAGCCGTAAAGTCTACTGTAGGTGTCGCACCAGAAACACCATTAGGATATTGTGTTTGATATACGGGTTTATTGTTTATATCTAAACCACCCTGTAAAGGAGATGTAAGCACCCCAACCTTTGAAGATAAAGTTACTGTCATGTTATTGTAAGTTAAATATTATGAAACACACTCTTATGTAGTGATCTTTGCGTATACGTCAAAGTCAGCGTCGTTAGCTCCACCTGCTACAACCACTTGAATTTTTATATATTTACAAGCAATAACGGTATCTATAAACATCATTGCATCCGCAGTAAAACTAGCAGACCCAGTAAGGGCTGCCGTTACATCTTGCCAAGTTACAATTGCTGGAGCCAATGTTCCGTCATCTTGAATTGTAGCTTCTAGCGTAACAGTAGTAGTATCTGTGCCTCCCAACTTTTCAAATTGTATTCCTGCGTATTTCGCGCCTGCCATATCTAAATAACCTACGTAGGTTCCTGCACCGGCATTCGTAAGGCTAATTAAGGTTTGAGAAAATTGATAAGCTTCAGAATCAGTTGCTACGGCTGTTTGGCCATCAGCACGTTCAATAAACTTATCGTACTCTCTTTGTTGTCTCGAAGAAGGTAATGCCATAGTTTTTGGGTTAAATTTTGATTATGTAGTACTTGACGAGCTTTCCATCCGCGCCAACTAATTGTCCTTATTATAGCATACCTAGCTCTTCTTTTAAAGTTTCGCTTTTCTTTGACCAGTAGTTAGGAACACCTTTCTCTTTAGCTAACGCTTGTAGTTCTTTGTATGTTAGGCCGTCAGTTTTTTCTTCTACTGCGTCCATCTTTGCTTTTTCTTCAGCCTTTTTTTCAACCTTAATAGCTGCAACTTCAGCTGCTCTTTTTCTTCTTTTTACTCCCAGTTCTGTTAGCTCCATATCTGCAGGATATTGCTTGACATCAGAAACTTCTTCTGGTGAAGCGTACCTCCAACCAGGTCTAGTTCCTACGAAATAGTCAGCTAAATATTGTGGTACAGCTGAAACCATTCCTTTTGAGTTTTCAACCCAGGCAGTAGATGTGTCTAATTTTTTCATAACATTTTATTAAATAATATTCTCATAGGTAGGGACTCGAACATCCCCACCATATGAAAAGACTATTAAGTTCTTACTAAAACTCCGAAGTCATCTCTTAGTTCACGCACACCGTAAACTGTATCTACAACTAGTTCGTGTCCAAGTTGAGAAACAGAATATTCAGCTTGCGCTCTAGGTTGTTGAGCCATAGCTAATGCTAACGCATCTTTGTGGAACAACATATTGTTTCTGTTAGTACCACCAGTAAAGATTAAGTTGTTAGACATGAATGTGTCTACACCATAAAGTCTACCGATATTTCCAGATTCAGTTGGTTTTCCTCCTACAAAATCGCTAGATGTGTAAGCTGCAAGATCTAGTAGATCTCTTTTAACGTCTGATCTGAAAACAAATGATCTGTCGTCTTCAGGACAATCAGCAAGGTCTAAAGCCTCAATTGAGTTTAGAACTACGTCAGTAGTAATAGCTGTATTGTAAACACCAGTCGCTGTTGAGAAACCTAAAGCTAATGCTGCAAGTGAAGAATCAATTGCTCTTGCAATAGCAGTAGATGCTGCGTCTGTGTAGTGAGCCATTAAATCTTGTTTAGATTGTAACTCAGTAATATCTTCCAGTAAGAAAGATGTTTCTTTATGTTGGTCGATTGTGATTATAATATCAGTTTCTGTATTCGCTTGGAATGAAACTGGTACATTAGAAACCTTATCGTTTGCAACAAAGTTTGTAATTGTCGGCACACTGATAGAGTCATTCCCCATTCTAGCTTCATCGTCAAATCTTTTAACGAGTTTAGCTAAAACTAATTTTGGGTTTGTTTCTCTGATTACTTCTTTACTGAAGACTTCCGCCAAGAAAACGTCTGCAGTAGTATTTGTTATATTAGGCATAGTTTATTTTATATTAATTAATAGTTAGGCAGCAAAAGTAATTGCTAGGTAGGCAGTACCATCCCCAATAATTGTTCCTCCTGCAGCTTGGGTTTTTGTTACCAGCGCAATAGTATCACCTGCGTCAAAGTAAACCACTGGGTTGCCTTCTTCAGTGTCTCCGCTTGCAACGAGAGTATAGTGTTGAGCAGTACCAATAGCTGCTGACTGAGGGGCTGTTATTGTAGCATATTCTGTTCCCGCAACTTCAATTGCTAAAACTCCTTGAGTACCTGATTGTGTTCCTGTTGCCTCTGTCCACATAAAAGTAGATTCTGCAATGCTTAGTCTTCCTGCATATGGAGCGACATAAGCTAAGTGAATTGTTGTAGCTGCATCACTTATGTCTCCTACACCAGGAAATGTATAATTCATCATAATAATTAGTTGTTAATGATTTTGAGTTTTCCGGCTCTCCAATCCTTTATCACCTTCGAATACTTATCCGAATTAGGATCTAGCTTTCTGAACTCTGATAGGTCAATCTGACTACTTGATTTCTTAGGAGCGGAAGCACTACCCCCTTTGGCACCAACCGACTTTCTTTTCACAACTTTCTTGGTTCGTGCTCCTTGAGCTAAAATGTTGACAGCGTCATCGATACTGATTGTTTCACCTTTCATCCCCTTACTGGCTTGTAAGTGGCGAGCAGCTCCAATAATATCCTCTGAGACACTAAGCCGTTTTGCATCGCTAGCCATTTCCTTTTTTGCGCCCATGCGTCTGAATTCTTCTGCCATATCTTCCTTACTAAGAAATCCAAGACTTCTCATAGTTTGTCTGGCTTTTTCGTATTCAGGGGAAAGCTTTGCTTTTGGCTTAACTGTCGCGTGTTTTTTAAGAGCTTCGATTTCTTTACGCATTTCTGCAAGCTCCTGCGTCTTCTTAGTGTAGTCTGACTGACGCATATATCCCGCCTTTAACTCGGCTTCCGGGATACTTTCCTCTTCGTCTGATTCCTCTGCTTGAGGTTGATCTTCGTCGAGGTTGTCTTCCTCGTCGTTAGAATTTACTTCTGGTTGGTCTGACTCCTTTACGGGTTGGTCGTTTGACTCCAAGTTTTCTTCTTCTGACATGTGTATTTGATTATGTAATAGATTGAAACCTACCTTGGAGTTTAGGCAAGTTTCACGCCACTACTGATTATCAACATACTTAACTGCGTTTTCAATAAAACGTCTTAACTCTTTCTCTGCTTTAAGCTCAGACTGTACGTCTACTAGCTCTTCCTTTTTACACAATTCTAACTTATCTCTCAAGAGTTTTTCTTTGTGCTCGAAGTATTCGTCTAGATATCTCCAACCCGGAGTCCTAGACAAAGCTCTTAACTTTTTAGCCTTATCATTTATTTCTAAAGCTAGCTTCTCCTGCATATTATCAATAACTTTTCTCTCTTTAGCTACTCGCATCCTTTCTTTCCATTGAGTTATATTCATATATATATGTTAGTAGTTGCTAGGCTGTGACGGTTGTAATGGAGCCTTGTTTGTTATAGGCGCACCTTGCGACCTTAAAGCGTTTCCTGCCTCTGGTATTCCACCACCTATCATTTGTTCTGCTAATGCATTTTCCAATCCTGCTTGTTGCGGAGTTTCCATCAAGTAAGATTCTGGATTAGATTTTTGGAATGAATCTCTTAGTATGTCTTTGAATATCTTTGTTAGATTAACTGGAACTCCTACAGCTGCGTATTGAACTGCAGTATTAGCAATGTTAACTGCGTCTTGAGCTTTCCCTCTAGAGTCGTAAGCCGTAGTTGAACCTGCTTCTATCTTTACTTGGTAGTTATGTAGCGCATCTCCTAAGACTTCTGTATCTATTTTTGTGAATTTTTGTGGAGCATCTTCTAGTGAGATTTTATCTTTTTCAAAGTCTGCTTCTGTTCTTGGTCTTCTAACAACTATAGCTTCTGATTCTTCTGCAAAGTTTTCTGCTAGTGCAAGCCACATCTCCCCAAGCTCTGCTATTGAAGACTCTAAATGTTTAACTATATTATTAACCTGTGTATTAACCTGCGCATCTCTAGCAAGAATACCACGAGCGGTATTAGTAAATCCTGCTGATCCACCTCGATCAGTAAAGTCTACAGTCTGTGATACAGTTTGGAAATCTCTGTTCAGTTGCGCTTCTTCATTATACCCACTCATTGGTTGTATCGGTTTTTCTACTGGTCTAATCACTCCTCTAATATCTGACCCTAGTGGTAAGTCCACTGGTATAATATTGTTTGGTCTATGAACCAAGTTAGCAGGATTGATTCCAGCATTTATATTGTAGATCCATTCAGGGAAATTAACAGCATTGTTGAAATCAAGTCTTGCATTCCTTAAGTTGTTATACTCAACCTGCAATCCTTCTAATGGTTCAACCTCTCCTACTGAATAAAACTCTCCTCTGATTTTTCTGTCGTCCATTTTTACAAACGGTCTAAATCCTAGTTCGTTTACTTCACATCTTATAATGTAACGAGGAATTCCCCCCACAACAACTGCGGTAATTACATATTCTCTTTCGTCTTTAGCTTTACCACTTTTAGAAAACTGTCCCCAGTATTCCTGTAGAGTAATTTTGTTTTTATCTATTCTTTCACTTACATCATTAATCCCTTTATCCCACTCTTGTTCTTGCTCCTGAGTACTTGTAAACCCTGAGTCATGTAGTTCTTCTGGATTCAAACCTTTGATTTCTGATAAGTCGTATTGTTCAGGATCTAACTTTAATAAATCTCCGAACCTCATGTTTGGTAATGTTTGTAAAACTCCAACACCTTCTTTAAAGTTCTCAACTCTTGGATCAACCTTAACATCAAATATAGAAATTAGATCTGCAGTTGGTCGTTCAAACGAAACAACTTCCTCTTCATATTCCTTCTCTACTACATTCCCGTCATCATCAATCTCAACTTCAACGGATGTTTGGATCTTTGTTTCTTGGTACCAATCTACTTTTAAGAAACCAACTCCATATATAAACGCGTCTTTAACCCATGTCTCTAGTTTTTCCTGCATCCCATCTTCGTCCCACCAAAAGTTTAAAGCATCACGAATAGCCCCTACATATGTTGTTGCTTCGTTAGTCCTAGGAGTAACAATAAACTTAGGATCCTTAGCTATTACTGGTGGTACTTTCTTCTCAATGATTTCAAAAATCTTTGGAATGAAAATGTTAGACTGACCAGGTAATCTTTCCTGGTTCTCAAATACTCGGTACATTCTGTACCAATCAAGCCATTTGTTTCTTAGCCTCATGGTAAGGTTATCAAAATCCATGTTAACCTGAACCATCCAATCCAAGGCCCTAGTACGTTTTTCGGAGTTTATTTTTGCCATAGTTATCTTTTACTGATATCGATTAAATGAAGTGCCCGTAAAGGCGGTAGTTTGTTTTTGACCTTAATCTTTCCAGCACAGTCCTGGCTTATGCATTCGATTGTTTCGTCCCTCATGTCCTTGTATCCGTCTCCGTAATCTCTGCGGATATCATGTCCGAAAATAAATTTTTTAATCCCACACTTTTTGCAAATTCCTTCCCAGGCAATATGGTCATAGCGCCTTCTTTTACGATTTGCTCGTTCGTGGATTTTTTTAATACTCATATCGCTGTTGTTTATTATATCAAATAACTAGCAAAAACGCAATTACTTCTTAAAATAAGGTCTTCCGTCCTTAGTATAGCGCATCTTTAAGTTCTTAAGTGGGTCTAGGAATTTCTGTAATGGACGTTTCAAGTAGGGAAGAGACATCGCAAGTGCATCTATCGTATCGTCATGTTTACCTGACGGGAATCTTTTGAGCTGGTCTTCTAGAACTTCTGCTCTATTCCGTGGATGGAAGATAAGTCCATTAGCGTATAGAGGAATAAGTCCACGGATCTTTGTTTCCTTGTTAGATCTAGTATGGATTTGTGCGACATGCAGATATTTTCCTCTACGCTTTCCTTCAATCTTTAAATAGTGGGCTAACGCGGACTGGTACCCTACAGCTTCAATTGCTACACGAGAATCATAAAGTCCTTGTTGTCTATATATTTCAGCAATAACTTCTGATGGATCTGCTTTCCAGTTTTTATATTCGATCACATAGATCCTATCGTTCTTGTCCATAGCTGCAGTAAGAACAACCGAATCATCGGCATGGTCTTTCTTCGAGATAGCTAGATCGACAGTAGTTACATAAGTAAGTTTGTCAGGCAAAGTATCCCAGTACCTAAGCCATTCTTCCTTGAACTCTCTTCCTTCTTCGGTAACTGGATCTTGTTGATAGAGCGATCCCCAGTCTCGTATCCCAATAGATTCCTTTATGGATAGCAGTTCTGTTAGCGAATACTTTTGTGGCCAAAGAGCTTCTCCTTTTTTCCTGAACTCCTCAGGTTCAGTTGCGATAGCAGGGAAACGCAGCACGTCCCACTTACCAACTTTACAACCTAACGGATAAGTAGTAGTTGTTTTTTCCCAGCGGTTAGCCTTTGTATTCAAGTGGTATCCCTTTTCCCCTTCAAGCTCTAGAAGTCTTCCACCCAGATCATCGTCGTGCCACTTGGTCATAATCAATATCACGCATCCGTTTTTTTCTAAACGCGTATAAGCTGTTGAGGTATACCAATCCCAAACCTTTCTCCTAATAGTTTCTGACTCTGCTTCTTCTCTATTCTTAATTGGATCATCAATAATCAGAACATCTGCACCTGCCCCCGTAATCGAACCACCTACACCAGTTCCTCTATAACCTCCTCTAGTAGAAACCTTCCATCTGGTAGCAGATTTACTTCCAGTTAAAAGTTGACATTCAGGGAATATCTTTCTATGCACTTCCGTATCAACCTGTGATCTAGTATATCTACCAAAGTCTTCTGCTAAATCAGCTGAATACGAACAACTAATAATGCTTTTATTCGGATACCTCCCTAAGAACCACGCAGGAAACTTAATACTAGCTAGCTCGCTTTTCCCATGTCTCGGCGGTAAGAAGATCATTAAACGCCTACACTTGCCCATAGCAACCTTCTGTAGCTTCCTGGCTATCAGTTCGTGATGCCAATTACTTTTATAGTTCTTTTGAGTTAAAACACAATAATCAATTAGGTTCCGTTTCCCCATCCACAACATCGCTTGTATCTCCCGCGACGTTAACTCCGAGGAACTTTCCTCCTTGTCCAATATCGAACTTGTGTCTTCGTTCCAAGAGTCTGACTGCTGCATCTTCAGATATGTTTAAATTATTATGTACGTTCACAACTTTACTATCCTCATTAAATATCCTACACCATTTACCTAACATCTCTAACGCCTTTAATCTGTCCGTATCCCGATCAGCTGTACTCGCTATCCGCTCTATCATCCCTATAATCCTACTAGGAAAAACCTTATAACTTCTTAACGCGTCCTCGATCGCACCACGCACCTCCGTCCTCCGCAATATCTCCACTACGCGACTCTGACATTTCTCCTTAGGCCATTTACGATACTGCACATTCAAACTCTTAAACGCCGCATAAGGATCTCCGTCATGCGCTTCTAAAGCCAGTATGAAGTCCCTGTTCTCTCGCGATATTTTCCAATCCTCTAAAGCTTTCTTATCTCCCACTTCCAAACTACGGAAGAACCTGTCCGCCTTGTCTCTCTCCTTTTTGGTTATCTTATTGCCCATTTTTTTTCGTCAATAGATCCTGTCTCCCTATACTCCTTCATCATAGCTGCTATCGTATCTGCACTTCTTCCCTGACCCACACTCATCTCATATCTCCCCCTCTTCTCTACTTTCGGGAACTCCTGCATCTTTATGTTTCTTTTCTTAGCCATATTTAATATACGTTAATATCTTGTAACTTCTTCCAATACCCATCGAACGTTCTCATACTACCCGCGTACTTACTCCTCGCACATTGCCGACATATATTCACTTCACCAAAATCTCCAGGATCGTAAAACGTTTTCTCAGCTCTCCCCTCCTTACACACCTCACATCTAACA